TAAGGAGGAAATTGAAACAGTTGTATAACTTAGCCATTTCGGGTTCTGGAAGGCCAACCATTTGTATAAGGTGTTCAGGGAATGTAACATTGTTCTCGAGATGACAAGATCTAGCCATGGTAGGCAGATCATAACCTTCTCTCTGACTTGGCTTAGTGAAAGCAAACAGTTTAAGTCTTTTCTTCTCTGATGGGAATTCTTCTAGAAATCGTTCTATTGCCATAAAGATATCATCCCATCCTTTCCTAGGTTCAGGATCATTATTAGCCGATACAACACCAATGACAATATCATTTCTTCTTATGTTGAAGAGTTTCCTACAATCTGTCCTTTTTATTGGAATATATACTTTAGTATCTACTCCATGGGGAATCATATCAGTTGGTTTCTTCTTAGTTAAACTCTCATATACCCGTGCACCAAACTTGGAACAAGGAACAAAGTATTTGAAATCCTTCATTGTCTCAATATCAGGTGCTATGTATGAATAAGAATCTATGGGACCATACAAGAAAGAATGAGGTAACTTAGCAAACCAAGAAAATGGCCAGAAGTCTGTATGAAGAATAGGGAGATTTATACTAAAGTTTTTGATATAATGCTCAACTGAACTTTTACCCCAATCGTCTAGAGTGGTAGGAAGACACTTGGTTCCAGAGAATACAACAGATCCTCCAGGATGCATTCCATAGTAACAAGAAATGACTGTGGAATAAAGATTACCTATCCTTAATCCGAAGTTCTTGGTTACTATTCCATATCCGGTGGTAATGAAAGGAGCAACAGAATGCCAGAGTATTCTAAAGTCTTTCAAGTGAGAAGTTCCTTCAATACTTTTTCAATTTTCTCTTTCACACTTTCTTTCTTATTCTTTACTTTGCCGTCTGGGCCAATTAGAACAATAGATACATCATCACGTATCTTACTCTTTTCCTTTGTCAAACTAACAACTCCTTAAGGCAATCATCAAGATTCTTAACGCCTATCACCTTTATCTTATAGTCTTTAGGATTGATTGAATGAATAAAGTTCTTGTAAGGAATAAGAACTGTCTTGAAACCACTAGCTTGTGCTGCTTCTATCTTCTCATGTGCTCCACCTATAGCAGTGACCTCAAAGACTCCCCCTTCATCTATGTTGATTTCCCCAGTGATAGCAACATCTTGTTTTATCTTCTTCTTCTCTAGTAAAGAACATAATAGAACAGTCATTGCTGCTCCAGCACTGGGTCCATCCACATGATAACTTTGAGCAAAGTCTAGATGTGTAAAGTAATTCTTAGAGATATCTACCTTATATTTTTTCATGATTACTGCACGAGTTTTAGCAATAGAGTCTCCTATGTACTGTGCATCTTTCTTTGCAGTCCCTGTAACATTGTAGAATCCTCCTGTACTCTTCTTCTGTTTGGTCATTTGCCCCTTTATTCTAAGTACAGCACCCATCATCTCGCTACCTTCAGAAAAGACAGCTAATCCGTATATCTGCCCCATAAGAACACCATTAGGATTTAGTTCTCTGAACTTTGCTGATTCTTCCAAGTAATTCTCTAGAAGCTGTCTTCCTATCGTCTTGCAATGTTCACAAATTGCTGCCTTCACATGTTTACCTAAGATTGTAGGAGCTTTCTCATTGATAGCAAGAACACCAGCAGTCTTAATGATAGTAATCAATGTTCTAAACTTAGTTGTAAGTGCATCGCTCTTGCCAGATTTCTTTCGTGCTTCATTTATTATCTCAATACAAGCTTCCCTAGAGACAGGAGGAAGTTTAAATCTTCCTGCTTCTTGACTTATGAATTGTACCAACTTCTTTCTATTCTCTACTGAATTGGGCATATCATTTTTCATTCTTACTATCTTACCATATCCGTAGATTCTATCCATCAATGCTGGGTGAATCTGGCATACACTGTCGAGATTACCAGCAACAACTAAGAATACTAGGGCCGGAACTGGTTCAGTAGAGACAGCCATTGCAGCAGTATCCCCACCATGGCTCTGGCTTCTCAGAGCAATAGGCATCTGACCATCTTCTAGAATTGTTAGAAGAGTAATAGCTTCCGCACCTGTTAAGTTTTTAATCTCATCTATGTAGAGGACGCCCATATTGGCTCTATGGACATCTCCCGCTGAAACTCTTTGATGTTCGGGAGTGCCTAAGTCTCCTGTTTGGTAGGGGTCCCATGCTATGGAGCCAAACAGTTGTGAACTTCCATGTCCTGTGGCATCTATAAATGGTGCTCTTCCACTAGAATTATCTACTATTATCTTAGGAGCACTTGTATTGGAAGCTCCTCCGATCCCCTTTGAAGAATTACCAAACCCTCCAGACATTCTTCCAAAGAAGTATAGCATTCCACCCATTGATAGAGCCATAACTCCAGCCATAATAACCTGGATGTTTCCCATCATACAAGCTTGTATAACATACTGTAAAAAGTTGTTATTAAAAGCTTCCTGAACACGCGTCCCAAACCAAGGATCCCAGACAATATTGTTAATCCAATCGAGTGTCCCGCTAATAGCAACATAAGACAATATGAAAAGGCCAATTCCAATCATAAGCATGAAGATTGCTTTGAATCCCCATCTCGTAAATCTTCCTTTCTTTGCTACTTTAGTCGATATCTGTTTGACTTTCTTTTTCCCTTCAGGAGAAGGGTGTACAGATACTTTTGGTTCAGAAGGAATGATCTTATTAGGCCAAGAAAGAACATCGTAAAGTTTGATGTTCTTTTCCTTGTACAGATCCGTCATATAGATTGATAATGCTCTTCCTATGAGAGACTTACCTGTTCCCGGATCACCAAGTAACATTAGAAATGGCCCAGGAGGAAGAGATTCTTTAGGCGGAGGCTTAAGTTTTTCAGGATTATCAAAATCCTTCCACCAGTCTTCTTTCTGTATCCATTCTAACTTATGTACCCATTCATCAATGCAAAGTTTAGCTTCTTTTAAAGCATTATCTTGGCCAATTACCCAATCCATAAGTTTATCAGAAACAGGATAACCTTCAGTTGTCTGAAAGTTCTCCCAATCCCAAATCTTTTCACCTATGGTTTCTTTTCCTTTTCCAAAGAACTCATTGTTTTTTGACACGTGCCTTAACCTCTTTCTGAACTGTATCTGGTTGAACAATCTCTGGTTCAATTTCTACAGGTTGAGTAGGTTCAGGTTGGCTGGGTGGAAGTGAAACAGATGGTTTCAGGGTCTTCTTTTCTGCTTCAAGTCTTTTAATGCAGATGTTACAGAAGCTTCCCAGTTTCTCTAGAGTAAGGGCTTCTTCTGTTCTAATAGGGCATTCACCAAGTTCAAAGATACATTTGGTACTTCTACCTTCCTTACCAAAGGATGGTTCTTCTCTAGTCTTAAACCCTTCAGCTTTTCTTAGAGAATTCTCTACATCTAAAGTTCTAGTTATCAGACCATTCTTAGCATAAGCAGAAAGTCTCCGAAGTTTACTATTCTGAAGTTCAGGAGCATAAATCTCATAGTTCAACAAAGGTTTCGTCTTGAAATGCTTTGACGCATAATAAGGTTCCAAGACTTGATCCATCGTTTGCCTTATAAGTTCTCCTTGAAGAGCCATAATTGTTTTCTCGAAGTCCATTTCTTCTGAATTTCTTTGCCCAGGAGATGAAGATGTAGAAAAGCTCTTTGGCATCTCTAGAGCAGCAAGAATCTCCATTCCAAAGTATTCCAATAATGTAGCAAAGTTTCCCGTGTCTCCACCTTTCAACATTTCTAATTTTATCCAATAGGGCAAGACTATTTCTGTTGCTGTGTCCATGTTACCTATGATTTTCTTAGCCTGTTTAATCTTTTCAGGTGTGATATCTTGATATGGACTCTTTTCAGTTCCTACTTGAAATGAATAGATAGGATAACCATGTCTATAGATTGCCTCTCCAAGAGCCTCTTCAAGATTTAACTTTATCCAAGCGGTCTTAAAGGCAGCTTCAAGAGGAGAAATACCTAAACAGTATTCACCTATGGTGTAATATCTGACAAGGAAAATCTCTTCAGGAGTGTATTTCTCGCCCTCCAACCTTCCCAATTTAGAGGTACGAAATCCTACTGGTGTTCCACTCTCATCGAGTTTCATTTCACTTCCTTCTCTTTGCCAATCAAATGTTTTCGGATCTATTATTTCTAATGAATCTATGAATCCTTTCGCCTTTACAATCTCAAAAGCACCAAATCCATAGATGAGAGCATCCTTTGTTATCATATTGAGGGACGATGGTAATTTAATCTTAAAGGCAAAGTCTAATGCAGCTTTATTTTCTACTTCGTCATCACCTGTGAAATAGATTCTTCCTGAGGAGATTCTTCTAGTAAGTTTATTGACACCGGAAAAGATCAAAGGTTCCATCCTGTATAACATCTCAGCCCTTTGCATAAGTATAGAAGAAGGTCCAATCCTCTCTACGGTAGGAGCTTTTCCCTTTCTTTTAACATACATCAATTTCTCTAGTTGGCCCATCATTCCAGTATCTGATGCAGAAGGACTTCTCTTTAAACCTCTCAGAGCCCTCACTAAAACATTATCTGTATTTTCTTTACCCATTTAGGTTCCCTCTGAATCTATATGTTGAGTTTGAAACCAAGTTTTAGCTGCTTCCTCAAAGTCCGAAAGATCCTTACTCTTCTTACGACCAATGATGCTTTCAAGACTAATCTTTCCAGAGACCACTCCTTCTATGAAGTCTCTAAGAACCTCAGAAGCATTTGAATTCTTTCCTTTACATTTCTCAATAAATTGCTTCCAGATCTGTTCTGGAATACGGAATGTTTGTCTCGGAGTTCCACCCATACAATTTCCCTCACAAGTTACTATATGTTAGATGTCTCGACACGTATTTATGCTTTCTCCTTCTATAAATGAGTGGACACTTAGAGACACTTAAGTATGTAGGAATTGTTCTATCCATAGGGATAAGATGGCAGAACGAACCTTTGAACCAAAGTGCAAGATCTGTACTTCAAAGAATAGAATAGTATATGAAGAAGAATGGCAGAAGTCTGCACACACTATACCATGGGTTGATTTTGAGAAGAAAGCAACAGATAAAGGAGAAGAGATTTCGAGGAAAGCATTCTGGAGACACTTTACTCTTCATTACACTGAAAATGATACAAAAGTTCTATCCAATAGTGAAAAACTTGATCAAGCTGTTCAAGATGAAAGGAAGGAAGCTATTAACATAGTAAATGAAATTAGAGGTAATTTGGACGGGTTAAGAAAACTCTTGGATACAACGATAGAAGCGTATAAAGGTAAGTCGGATATTGATCCTTCGGCCCTAAGAGTCTTAACAGAAATCTATAGAGAACATAGGGCTTCTTTGGAATCATGTGAAAGATTAACTTCTAAGTTACAGACAGGGACAATAATGTCAGAAGTTGAATTAGTAAAAATTCTATATTTCTTTGCCAAGAATCTTTGTCTTCAATGTAGAACGGCCTTCCTAGACAATCTGGAAAAACACATGAAGGAGAAAGGAATTGTTTCATCAAACTAGGAAAACATACAATACGATAGATTTTGTCAGAAAGGTAATCGAATGGAGAGGATCTCTAACTACCTTCTTTGAATATGTAACAGGGCATAAGACAAGGGCATTCCAAGAAGATTTCTTTAAAGAGATAGAATCCTTTGAAAAGAGGAATATTGGAATTGTAGCCGGAAGAGGAATAGGTAAAACTCATGCCCTCGCCGTTGTTGCTCTCTGGTACTTACTTGTTTTTGCTATTGCTGAAAATAAACCTATTAAAGTTATAATTCTGGGAGGATCTTTAAAACAGGCCAAGATATGTTATGGATACATTATGGAAGCAATAAACAAGATTCCATATCTAGAGAACCAACTTGCAAAGGAACCTACTCAAGATGAGATTCACTTCAAAGATGGAAGTTGGGTAATGCCTCTTCCAGCCTCTGAAAAGTCGGTAAGAGGGAACCATCCAGATATTCTTATTGTAGATGAAGCTGCACAGGTAGAGAATAGTATTATCTACGCAGCTCTACCAATGACTGCAACTTCAAAATATGCAAGACATATCTTTTCCACTACCCCGGGATCAGGATATTCCTTCATTGAAGAACAATGGGAAAAGAGAAAGAGACTTGGTCAGGATTGGGTCTTCCTCAATTGGGATGCAGAACTATGTCTTCCTCCAGATCATCTGAGGATGTTAAAAGAGATGATGTCCGAAGATGCTTATCAGACAGAAATCAAAGGTATTCCCTACAGATTGGAAGGAAAAGTCTTCAGGATCGAGGATATGAAACTTTGTCAGAAGAGTGATATTACCTATCAAAGAATAGAAGGGTTAAATGTATATGCCGGGATCGATTGGGGATACTGTCTAACTGGTGATCATGAAGTTCTAACAAAATCAGGTTGGAAGAGATTAGATACTTTTTGTTCTCCTTTCTCTGAGGAAGTAATGACTTATAATAAGAAAACCAACTTCCTAGAATGGGAAATTCCCACCAAATTTTACAAAAAGAAAACCTTAAGATTAATAGATCAATGGGAGAATGCAAATCTTTCCATAGCAGGAGCATGGAGACACAACATTCCTGTCTTTGATAGGGAAAAGAAGTTTCTTCATGATCATATGCTAGGGGAAGATCTTTCCCATCACTACCTTATTAGGAAAGGTAAATTCAAAGGTAAGAGACCTAGATTTTTACATGGTTTCAATGCAGATGATTTCGCAAGTCTTTTAGGATGGTACCTTGCTGAAGGTTCAGTAGATTTCACAAATAGAGGGCATAGGATAACAATAGGGCAAACTGAAGTTCATCCGGAATATAGGAAAGAAATAAAAGAATTGCTTGGAAGAATGAGATTAAACCCACATGAACACAAAATAGGTATAAGATTTTCCGACAGAAAACTTTCGAATTTCTTCGCCACATTAGGGAATTCCTATATGAAATACATTCCTTCTTCTTATAAAGAACTTCATCCAGATCTTTTAGAAAAAATTAAGGTATCAATGATGAAAGGGGATGGCGATAAAGATGGGCTTCGATACAATACCTACTCTAAGAAATTAGTTGATGATTTACAGGAAATAACATTGAAGATAGGAAAGCAGACAACTTATGTGGAAGATAGAGGAAAGAAAGGTTACAGACTGCATCTCTTAAATAGAGAAAGTTCGCCTAATAAGAAGAATCATTCACAACTAGATTTTGATGGTTACCATGTCGGAATTGAAGTACCAAATGAATACATATTATTTAGAAGGAAAGGGAAACCTTGCATCCTTCACAATTTCCCTGCTCCCAC